CAGTCGATCTGGAGCGCGTTCCGCACCCTCCCCGACTTCCAAGGCGTGGACGATGACCGGGAGATCGCAACCCGGCTCTACCAAGCACTGGAGCGCGAGAAGCAGGCCAGCCATGCGCTGGCCCAGTACCGGGAGGTCATGCCGTACACGCAGGAGTATCTCGCGAACCGCCCTGACTACCAGCGGTGGCTGGACTCCCGCAGCAATCCGCAGCCCGCGCCCCAGCAGGCTCCCGCTCCGCAGCAGTCCAAGCAGGACTCGTGGTGGTCGCCTCCGGAACTCCGCGACGCCTACAAGCGGTACATCGTCAAGGACGAGAACGGCCGGGACTCCATCCACCCGGACGCTCCGCTCGATGCGAAGCACGCCATCACGGAGTACTTCCAGTACAAGCAAAACTTCGCCGAGAAGTTTCTGACCAACCCGGAAGAGGCCCTCGCCCCGATGGTTTCGCGGCTTGCCCAGCAGCAGGCCCAAGAGATGATTCAGCGGCAATTTGCCGAGGTTCAGCGACATCAGTACGTCGCGACCCTCGAAGAAAAGAACCGCGATTGGCTGTACGACAAAAACGGAAATGTCTCACCGGAAGGTGAGGCGGCCAAAAACTACATCGAGCAGGCAAAGAGCCTCGGCATCTCCTCACCGGAGGCCCGATGGAACTTCGCCTTGCAGATGGTCGAGCGCGACCTACTGCATCAGGCTCGCAGCGCAGACGCGAGTGCAGCACAGCAGCAGGCGTTCCAAAGCCAACTCCCGCAGCAGCAGTACTCGGCACCACCGGCCACCGCGCCGACGCCGAGGCAGTCTCCTGCGGAAGCCAACATGGAATACCTGCGGCGCGCTGCATCTCGAACGGCCAACAGGGCCGGTGTGACGACCAACAGTCCCTCGGCCGGACGCCGTGGGATGAGTTTTGAAGAACAACTGCGACAGACACTCGAAGGCGACGGGCTGATCTAAGCCCTCAACAAGGAGACACGGCATGGCGTCGGCGACTGATTGGGCACGCGCTATTGGTACGACCATCACGAACTACCTTCGTGAGGAAGAGGTCAACGTACTTCGGAAGTTCCGCGTCTTCGCCTCGCTCGAAGGCAGCGGCAACGTGCTGACCAATCAGAGCGGCAGGGGCTTCTCGTGGGAAGTTCGTTTCCGCAACCAGCCTGTCTCCGGTAACAACGGAGAGACTCCGCGTACCTTCAGCCGCCAGAACCTCTGGAAGACCGCCAAACTCGATTACCGGGGCTACCAAGTCACCGACGCGATCTTCCGTCGTGAGATGCTTGAGAACCGTGGTCAGCAGGCTCTCATCAACGTCGCGGGCAAGATGGCCTCGCGTCTTCAGGAGTCGATGGAGCAACACCTCAGTCGTGAGGTATACGTTGACGGCGACGCCGTCGGTAACGAACTGCGATTCCAAGGGCTTGACACCCTATTCGGGTTCAACGGCACGGTCAACGTGGACACGGGTGCTCGCGAGGCAACTGCTCGTGCGGAAGACCCGTTCTGCTGGGCCAAGGACAACTACGCCGGTCTCTCCACCGAACTCGGTGCCGAGGCTGGCTCGCAGTTGGAGAAGGGCTCGTGGCCCAACGTCGCGTGCGACCCGGAGTACGACTACTACACCCCGATCATCGTGAACTACACGTCGTCCTTCTTCAAGGGCACGACCCCGACGTGGAAGGATCAGTGCGTCGAGGCTGTGCGCGAAGGCATCCATCAGGCCAAGCGCAATGATTCAAAGGCCAGTGCTATTGATCTCGTGATGCTCGATCGACGCATGTTTATTGACTATATGAACAGGCTCGACTCGAAGGAGCGCACGATCGTCACGAAGACGAACGGCCTCAAGTCTTACGGCTTCAGTGACGTATTCGAGCAGGACGGCTGTGAAATTTCGACCGAGTATGCCGTTCCCACGGGCTGCGGCTACGGTCTCTCGATCGCCAACATGTACCTCCACTGCATGGAAGGGCAACTTATCACGGCCGAGGGCCCTTACTATTCGGAAACGAACCAGAGTTACCGATACGTCGCCAGCGTTTTGGCAAACATGCGTTTCGCAAGTCCGCGCAACTTCTTTAAGTTGGTCGACGCCAAGGGCACCTGATCCACACACCTCTCTCTCAGCAGGAGATATTCGACGATGAGTTACGTTCTCGATCCCGGTTTCGGTCGCGGTCAGGTTCTCGGCACCCTGTGGGTTCACCCCATTGAGAAGACCGACACCCTCACCGGCCAGTCGCAGACCAACACGAAGAAGCAGTTCACGGACGTCCACGCCAAGACTGGCGCGGTGCTCTCGAACGAGATCGTGACCTGCGTGGCCCTGAAGAACACGACCGGAGCAGACCTCGCCCCCGGCACCGAAGTCACGCTGCGTGGCTACAAGGGCGTCGTGGACGAGTACCTCGCCAAGCCGGTTGTGGCGAACGAGGTCTTCTGGCTGGTCATCGACGGCCCGACCCAGAAACCCCTCAACACCCGCGTCTCGTATCTCGTCTCCGGCACCTCGACGCCGCGTCTGTTCATCAACGTGGACGGCGATGAAGTGCCAGAGGATGCCGAGAACATGCCCGCCGTTCGCGTTGGCACCGAAGACGCCGACACGACCACCACGACCCCGACCACCCCCACCGTTCCGTGATCAGGAGACCCTCGATGCGTTTCGCTCTCGTTGCTCTGATCCTCGCTGTGGCCCCGGTGGCGTTTGCTGAAGACACCACCGATGCGGTCGACCGCCCGGAGATGAAGCACCAGATTCGTCAGGTGAACAAAGAGAGTCGTGAGAAGCGGCTGGCCGCCCGGGCCCGCTTCCACGCGAAGAAGTTGGAGACCCGTGCCGCTGCCCTCCGGGGCGAAGACGGCAAGAAGTGATCTTCAGTCAGGACTAGTACTGACTGACCTTGCGGGCGGCGGGATGGCAGGAGGCCGCCCCGCCGCCCGTTTCATTGAGTGACGAAATGGCACAGCCAGACCTGAACGACCTGATGCCGGAAGAGCAGGGCCGAAAGCAGCACGACCCTTCGTGGTCTGTTTCGTACCCCGGCGGCGGCAGCACCAGTGCCTCCTCGTCTAGTTCGTACGACTACAGCGGGCAAGACCTCCTCTACAAGATCGGTGACGACCTCTCGCAGACGAGCGCAGCCCGCGCCGCTGCCTTGGCGAAGGGCGACATAGAGACGGCTCTTGCCACCGGCAGGCGCATTGCCGACCTGACTGCATACATCAACGCATACACGTCCAGCGGCGGTGCTGGCGGAGCATACGACGGCGTGTTCGGGGAGGTCGTGCCCAAGGTGCGGCTGACCAGCCGGTCGTCATCGAACTCGTTCAGCAGCCCGAGCGGCGGGTCGCAGGCGCACGGTGGGCGAGTACTTCAACTCGACTAAGGAGAGATCGTAATGGGCTACCTCGACAACGAAGGCATCGACTGGACGCTGCGTGATCGCGAGCGTGCCATGCAGCAGCAGGCGTTCGAGGCGCAGCAGCAGGCCAACCGTTCCGCCGCCGCCGCCAACTCGTACGTCGGCTACAGCGGCTTCCTGCACAACTCTATGAACCACGCGCCTGCGGCGGTTGAATCGCAACGCTACGCCGATCGCGCCAACTTCAACTCCAATCAGGCTTCTGGTGACTCTGCTTACGCCGCCCGGGCGCAGATTGCGGCTCGTGAAAGCAACCTGATGAAGCACGAGGCGGCCCGGCGTCAGTACGACTCCGAGACCGGCCGGTATCAGGCGGAGACCGCCCGCCATGACTCGGACAACCAACTCAAGGCCCAGATGGGGCATGTCGGTGCGCTGAACAACATGTCGTCCCAGATGGGCAACATGTTCAGCGGCGGCGGTGGAGTTCAGCAATCCGCGCCGGGGATCGACCTGTACGGCGCAGGCGGTCAGCGGATCGGTGGCTCTGGCAGACCACAGAGTCCGCTACAGAGCCTTCTCAACTAAGTCCGGTTGTTACCGGACGCTCGGGGCTCACGCAGCGGGGACGCCTGCTGCGTGAGTTTCTTCTGGAGGGAAGAATGAGCGACAAGGTTTGCAGTGAGTGCGGGGACACACGCCCCGATGATGCGATCCACTTTCCGCTGTACCAGAAACAGTACACGCGGTGCTTGGCTTGCGTCGCCAAGCGGCGGAAGATGGCGGCTCTTCAGAAGGAAGAGTACCGCGCCCGCAAGATGGGCAAGATCGAGAGCAAGGCGGTTGACACGCTGATCTCTCAAGCCCGCCAAGGTGGAGCAACCGTGCCGCACTCGGCCGAGTTGCTTGAGAACCTCATGGAGTACTTCGGCGGCACCGCCGGATTCTCCTCCATGATGCTGAAGAACTATTTTGACGCGAAGCCGGGCAGTGCCACTCGCACCAAGATGCTCGAACTCATCACTCGCCTCGTGACCACCAACGCCGAGCAGGGCGGCTCGAAGAAGCCCCTGACCTTCTGGTCGGAGGAAGAACTCAACGCCGAGATCGAGCAGAGGCTCGTGGAGGCTGCGGCCAGCGTGTCATTCCCGGCACGGCCAGCATTGGAGGTGGAACATGCAGCCGTTGCCCCGGCCAACTCCCAAGCCGAGTAAGTTCGCCCAAGACCGTCTCCGCGAACTACAGTCGGAGATCAACGAGCGGCGGATCGAGGCCCTCAAACTCTACACGCCGTCGGCGTTGCAGGAGGAGGTTCACGCATGCACCACCTCGGAAGTGCTCGTGATCGGCGGCAACAGATCGGGGAAGTCTCTCTGCACATTCGTCGAGGACGCTCGCGCCGCAACAGGTCAAGACCCGTACGGCAAGTACCCCGAGAAGGACGGCATGCTGGTCATCATCGGGAGGAACTGGACGCACATCGGTCTGGTGTGTGTGCCGTACCTCCTGAAGGCAGGGGCGTTTAAGATCATTCGGGACGAGCAGACGAATAAGTGGCGGGCCTATGACCCCTCACGGGACAGCGCGCGGAAGCACCTCGCCAAGCCTGCGCCACCGCTGATCCCTCCCCGGATGATCAAGAGCATCTCGTGGGTGCTCAAGGCTGCCAACTACTGCAACCACATCGAACTTCACAACGGCTGGAAGATTCAGTTCTTCTCCGCTGAAGGCGAGCCTGCGCAGGGCTATTCTTGCGATCGCTTGCACCTAGACGAGGACGTCGGGAACGACAGCATCCTTGCCGAAGCGCAGGCTCGTCTCGCTGACCGCAAGGGCCGCCTGTGCTGGTCGGCCATGCCGCACTCCCGGTCGGAGTCTCTGATGAGCCTCTCCGAGCGCGCCGACAGGGCGGCAGAGGCGGGAGACCCCAATCCCAGCATCAAGAAGTTCACGCTGCGCTTTCTCGATAACGCTTGGATCGATGGAGAAGAGAAGTCGAAGATGATCGAGCGGTGGGCAGCACAGGGCGAAGACGTCCTGCGAATGCGCGCCGAAGGCGAGTTCATCACTGACTCGGTGATGGTGTACCCCAACTTCGCCATGTCCATTCACGGGCTAGAACGGAGCGCACTCCCGAATGGCGCGACCATACCGGAGGACTGGACGCGCTACGTCGCCGTTGACCCGGGGCACGCCGTGACCGCCGCCCTGTTTGCGGCCGTCCCGCCCGACAACTCCATGATCCTGATCTACGACGAACTGTATATCCGGCAGTGCTCTGCCTCGATCTTCGGGGAGAGGTTCGCCAAGGCGTGCGAGGGGCAGTCGTTCTACCAGTGGATCATCGACATGCACGGCGGCCGGATCACCGACATCGGCTCTGGCCGGGCGGTGGTGGAGCAGTACATGGAGCAACTTCGGAACTACAACCTGCGCTCCCGCACTACCGGGGCCGGGTTCTTGGCTGGGTGCGACGACATTCAGGCCCGAACGTCGGCGGTTCGCACCGCACTGCACATTCGCACGGACGGCACTCCGAGGCTGCGAGTGCTACGGGGCGCGTGCCCGAACCTTGAGAAGGAGTTGCGCCGGTACCGCAAGAAGACGCACTTCGTGAACGGTTTGTCCATTGTCAGCGACGAGCCGAACACTCGCGGTGAAGTGCATGCATGCCAGTGCCTTGAGTACATCGTCGCGTCCAATCCGAGGTACCACCTCCCGGTGAAAAAGGACGAGACAGACACGACACCCAAGTGGATAATTGACTACCTCGCGCGACGCAATAAGAACCGGCCTGCGTCCTGCGTGTATCTAGGGCCGGAATCCGAGAGCCTTACCAGCAAGGAGGACTACGTTGGCAGCCTCGAATGGCAGTGAATTCCCAACCCAGACTGTTGAACTGGGTGACATGGTTCTGTTCTACGACAACCCGCAGAACCCATCTGACCCGTGCGTCGGCTGGGTTTCCCGCAGGCCGGGAGTGAACACGGTCTACATCCTGACCTTCTCGCCCGACACCGGGTTCGTGGAGAAGCCCAGCGTCCGGCACGCCGACGACCCGGGCCTCCTCGACAACACGGCATGGCGGCAGTGGGGCTGCTGGCGGTTCCACCCGGCAACCGAGGCTCTCAAGCGTCTGAACACGCTTATGCCGCAGGTTGTTCAGGTTCTGGCCCGAAGCAGCAAGAAGGGGGACTGACGCCATAACAGGCGTACAGGAGGCTCGCGATGGCGGAAGACTTAATGGAGGACAAGGGCGACGGCGAGGACATGAAGCAGACCTCGCTCAACCCCAACTCCCCACTCCGGCCCATCGCGCAGGCGTGGCTGAAGAAGATCAGTGCGGCCAAGCGGGCCAAGTCCGCGTTCGACTCGGACGCCCGCGAGGCCATGCACTTCTTCGACGGCGGGCCCCGCTGGTTCTTCGAGAACAGCGTCAAGGGTCAGAACCTCATGTCACGGCCAACTCCCGCGCCCGCGTTTCGCCTCACGGTGAACCGGGTGTGGGAGGCCGTGAAACTCATTGGCGCGGTGATCTACAACCGCAACCCAGTGCGCACGGTCACGCCCCGGAAGTTCCCGGTGATCCCGCCAGAGATGGTGGGAGTCGATCCGAACGCCTATCAGGTTGACCCAATGACCGGGCAGCCGATGCCCGACGAAGGCGTGATGCGTTTCATGCAGGCGTCGCAGGCCATCGGCATGGCTGACCAAGCCAAGGAGATGCAGGCCGAACTCCTTGAGACCTACCTCAACTGGACGCCCGTCGAGAACAACCTCATCTCGCATGGCAGGCAGGTTGTCGACGAGGGGATCATCAAGGGCGGCGGCGTCCTGTGGACAGAGGCGGTCGAGCAGCCCAACGTGCCGCCCGCAGAGCCCACGCTCGTCATCGGCTCATTCTTCGACTCGATCGACAACCTCCTGCTCGATCCGGATGCGCAGGTCATCGAGGAGATCAACTGGTGCGCCAAGCGATGCACGCTCCCGATTGATCAGGTCTGCCGCATGTTTGCCCTCTCGCGCGCCGACCTCAAGCCGAACCTCGAATCGTACGAGTCCACCTCCAAGCACACCGACGATCGCTACGGTGACGGGCGGCCGGGCAAGAAGCGAACCGGCAAGACCAACGACCTCGTGCAGTTCTGGAAGATTTGGAGCAAGTGCGGGTTCGGCGACCGGCTGAAGGACGCCAAGAAGGAAGACCGTGGCACGTTCGACCCGCTCGGCGACAACGCATACATCGTTGTGGCAGAGGGCGTGGACTTCCCGCTCAACGTACCGCCGTCCGTGATGGACGAGGAACTGGATCAGGACGGCCTGCCGCAGTCGCTGCGAGTCCGGGCGTCATGGCCCATCCCGCTGTGGGCCGACAATGGCGGGTGGCCGTTCACGATGTGGGCTCCTCACCGCAAGCCAAACTCGCTCTGGCCCGTGTCTCACATCCGGCCGGGCATCGGAGAACTTCGCTTCCTGAATTGGGGAATGAGTTTCCTGATGACCCGCATTGCCGTCTCGTGCGAGACGATGATCGGCGTCTCGAAGGCGGCGGATACAGACCTCAAGGATCAGATACTCGCCCCATCCGAGAACGGCTTCAAACTGATCGAGGTCAGCGAGTCGCTTGGCCGATCAGTGAACGACATCATCTCCGTGTTCCAGACGCCGGGCGTGACTCGGGACATGTGGGAAATTTTGGCTGCCGTCGGGGAGCAGTTCGACAAGCGCGTCGGCCTCACGGAACTCGTGTACGGCTCCTCGCGGAATCAAATGCGATCGGCCAGCGAGGCGTCGATCAAGCAGTCGAACCTCTCTATTCGGCCAGACGACATGGCCTCGAACTTCGAGCACTTCATGTCGCTCGTTGCGCGCAAGGAGGCGATGGCCTCCCGGTGGCTCCTGCAACCCAAGGACGTCGCCCCGGTGCTCGGCCCGCTTGGGGCAGAGGCGTGGGCCATGCACATGTCCCCCAAGGACGGCATGGACTTCTCCGCCATCACGCGCGAGTTCGAGTACTCCATCGAGAGCGGCTCGGCTCGGCGGCTAGACAAGCAGGCTTCGCAAGACCGCATGGGCATGGCGTTCCAGACGCTCGCCCCGCTGCTCCAGCCCCTTGTCGCTGCTGGCGTAGTCGGCCCCATGAACGCCTTGCTCACCGAATGGGCGAAGGCAAACGACCTCGATCCCACTCCGTTCCTACTTCCACCGCCACCCCCGCCGCCGCCAATGCCTCCCCCCGGAGAACCGGGTCTCCCTCCCCCCGCCGGGGGTAACGCTTCTCAAGAAGAAGGCAGCGGCGCGGGGGTGGCCTCGCCTGAAGGAGTCCCGAATGGTTGACATCGATCTTCCGCCCGACATCTCGAACGCTAGTGCGGAAGTGCAGCGGCACTACCGGAAGATGATCTCTGACGGCCAGACGCCCCGCTGGGCGGAGATGTGCGCGCTCCAAGCCGCACCGGCAGTCCACGGCACGAACGACTCGTGGATGAAGGGCCGGAAGAACGGCGAGTGGCTCGATGGGCTGCCGACCAAGCAGGCCAAGTGGATGCTCAAGGAGGCTAAGGCCGCCGGGATCAGCACCGAGGGCAAGTACTACATGTCGGGGCTGGCGAACAAGAAGTGCCACCTCGACCCGAAGGCGTGGGTCTCCGACAGGGAAGACGTGCTCCGCGTCGCCAAGGAGCGGAAACTCGAACTTCGCGGGCAAGTGAACTACGAGCCTCCCGAGGGCGTCGCGCCGCCCAAGCGGGCAAACGGGCTGAACCCACGGCTGGTCAGGGAACTTGCCAAGAAGGAGGTGCGTGAAAATCCGGGCACCACCCTACGGGCGGCAGAGCGTCGGATCAGGGAAACCCACACCCCGCACTGGAATAAGAAGTCCTGACGCGACCGCCGCAGCCGGGGCCATAACACCTGCACACAAGCAGGAGAAGTCCCATGCCCGGTAAGGTTGAGCGCGGAGGCGGATCGTACCCCGTCGACTTCAAGGCCGACGGCTCCGGCACGCTCGTGCAGTTCTCCGCCTGCTCTGGTGCCATCCTGCTCGTCGAGGAAGGTGCTGGCACGCTCGAACTGTGCTGTGTCGCCAAGCCCGGCGACGAGCCCGCCCCCCTGCTCAATCAGGAGGCCCAGCCCGCAACTCTCGCGGTGGCTGACGGTAAGGCTTACGAGTTGCCCCACGCCATCTACGCCGCAACGTACATCGTAGTCCGGGGTGCCGACGTCAAGGGAACTCTGATGGTCAAGGGGTGAGCCGTGGATCGCTTCCTTGCCCCATGCCAAGACCGAACCAAGGGTGGGTACGTCCCGCCTCCACCCCCGGACATCGTCACCTATCGAATCCTCGCCGAGACCGGCGAAGTACTGAACACCGAGCGGGGCGACAAACTCCGAACTGAACAGCAGCAGTAATGGCCGACGTCAAGATCACAGCACTGCCGACCGGGGTAGCCACAGCGACCAGCATCGTGCCGGTCGTGAACGGCACCACCACGCAGCGCGTCACCGTCAAGAGCATTGTCGATCTCGCCACTGCC